GCATCATTTACTTTTACATTTAGAATATCAATAACATCAGTACGATTCAATGTCAACCAACGCAAACCATTACCATCAGAATCTGCTGCCGTAGGCCATGCTTTAGTCAATGTTTTTGTTACAACTGATTTTGCTCTTACGGTTGGTGTTGAAACATCAACCATAGCAATAAGTTCATATGCTGTTGAGTTTGCAAGGCCTGTAATGTTAACAGTAGTACCTGTTGGTGAACCAGCAAGAGCAAATGAAGCAGTGGTTGCTGAAATGTTACCATCCAATGTTGTGATTATCCAATCACCTGTATCGGTAAATGTTAAACTTGAACCACCAAAACTACCAGCAGATAATGTATAGGTTCCGGAACCACTTGATGTAAATGCGTATCTTCTTTGGACGATAAGACTATTTACAGTAACACCATTGCTCGTCGGCCGTGTATTGGGTAATGGAAATAGGAGTGAATTATTTGCAGTCTCTTGAAGCAAGACAATGCCATCAGTTTGCTCAACATCAAAATATGAACTAGTAGTAAGTCCAATACTTTTAACAGATGCAAAACTTTGACCACTATTCATTTGAATATCAAAGAGATAATGTCTAATTTTACTTTGATTACGTTCAACTGCTCTTACTCTGGCCGTACCGATAGTACTACCACCGTAACCTTTACCTGTTCTTAAGTTCAGTTGTTCAAAGTTATTAATGCCTGGCAAACCACGACATCCACCATCTGAATCTTGATTTACATAATTACCATATTGTGCAACAACATTTTCCCCGACCACCGAAGTATAAGTATAGGCCTTAGGTACTGTGAGTGTTGTAATTGGTGATTCAAGACGATAACCTTCAACATAGGCAACACCGCCTGAGACATTTAAAGTCAAGTTTGAATCATTTAAATCCTCAAACCTTGCAGTGATTGGATTAACAATATAATCACCAGATTCATCTCTAGTGCGTTGGGCCAATAATTCATTAATCTTATTATATTCTGTTGTCCCATTTGCTTCACTTGAAACAACACCATTTACTACTCGAGCAATGAACAAGAAATTGTCTGCTGAATCTACTTCATCCCTTGTGGTAAGTGTAAGCTTAATTCTATAACGATCAGCACCTGGCGCTGCAGTATTGGGTACAGCACCTTGATTATCATAAAGAGCTGAATTATCAGTTGCAGTTACAATGTCTTCTGTAACAAGGAAACCTAAATCAACGGTCGGTGTGCTTGTATATTTACTAATAAAATGTGTTTGTTTTTCAGCAAATACAAAGTGATCTTTGGTAAAATATTCACCACTAGCCACGGCAGCAATGGTACCAGTACCTGTTGCGCCAGATGCTTCCAAAGTGAGCGTATATGTACCATTAGAGATGTCAGTACCGTTTGGTATTCTAATTGTTGTATCACTAGCAGTAGCATCTGCCGTATCAATATACTTAATATAAAGAGTTGCAGGATCACCAGTCAAAGCATCTGCGGCAACAACTTCCAATACTTCAACAGTAATATTGGTGTCGGATGTTACGAACTGCTCACCAACCAAATCAACTGCTGGTAATTGATTAATAGATGTATCAAGTCTTAGATATTCATATCTATTATTTACGGTAACACCACCAGGGCTAACAACAGCACCTTCGTTAAATATGTTACGAGCAAATCGGCCAATCTCTGATTGGATAATAGTTTGAAGTTGTGTTAATTCTCTAGCTTGAAGTGTCTTACCGCTGTTGAATAGAACTCTATAATAGTTATCACTATCGCGGTAATCATCTTTATAGACGTTAGCAAATGTGTTGGAAGTGAATGTCGTTGCCATGTATAATTGCCTTAGAATGTAAGAATAACTTTAATATCTTCAGTTTGAGCAGCATCTCTTAGAATACGAGCTCTATTCTCTATGTATAACAAATCTCCGGACCATGCATCTACTTGACCACCCCAACCAGTACTATCAATAGCATTCACAATTGTTGCTGTACCACCACCATCATCACTAATCGTCTCACCATTACCAAATATACCAAAACCAGTAGTTTCATTTTGATGATAAAATACAGTAGTGCCATTGATTTGATCAATATATGCAGTTGCTGAATCACCAGATAAAATATTATCAATAGCTAGTGTTCCGGCATTATCAACTCTAATTGCTCTTAATGCTTTACCAGAAACTTCATCATATAAATCAGCACTGTCTTTCCATTTGACATTTTTCATCAAAAGAATTTGTCTAAAGTCTTGGCCAACCAAGAAATCACCAGATTCCGTACCTGAAGGCTTGGAAACAACCATAATAGAAGTTGATAACAAATCATTGACTGGATCGTAACCAATGCCGACCATTGGTGTAATAATGGGTCTAGCAGTTGCTGGGGTTGTTGGACTTCCACCAGAGAATTCAATGCTGCTATAAAGATAACCACTACCTAACGAACCACTCTCATCATCCATTTCAATTTTTACAATAGCACCACCACTTACGGTTGCTGTTGCTTGTGCTCCAGTACCATTGCCTCTAAAAATAATGGTTGGTGCACTGGCATATCCTGCACCAGCATTTGTAATTGATACACCCAAAATCTGTCCACCAATAGCCGATTGTTTAATCAAGGCTTGTTGAACTTCAAATGTGTTTAAACCTGGATACCCGGCGGAATCAGCAATGAATTGTGTGGGTAAATAATTTGCGGATAAGAAATTATTTGCCTTTGTTGGACTCAACGCATATAGGAATTTCCATCTATATCCATCGGCCGTTTGGAATGCTTGAGTCTGTGTAACACCAGCATCCGTATAACTAGGTTTCACAATAGAGTTAACGGCAACACCTAAAGAATTACGTCCTTGTTGAAGACATACATATACTTCATTATCCTCTGTAAGAACATAATGTGTATTTGCTGGCACATCTGCGTAAGTATCACTCCAACCAGAGTATACGGTACCGGATGCCCAATTATATCTTGGCACCACAAATGATGCTCCACCAGATGTAATTTGTTTTACTGATTGAAGATTTGCTCTAGCTATTCTTTGTTCTCTTAAAGAATTAACTGGTGTTACAACTGTATCACTCGAGTCGTATTGATCCGATTTACCGACACCAATAAAATAATTATTGGAACCAGTTGTATTTAAAATATCGGTTAAGAGTGTCTCTGCCGCTTGTCTTCTCAGTGTATCAGTAATAATTGCTGCCATTTTTTATTTCCTGTTATGCTATTGTTGCGCCGTAATGACCTGACACATACCAATTTGTTCCATCCCAAACAAGTGTTGCGGCATCATATTGATCCAAAGCAACCGTAGTGCCTTGTGCAAAACTTGCTGGTGTGATAGTTGCTATACCAACGCCTTTATTGGTAAAGATTTTAGACTCACCAATTGTAGTACCATTTGCTAATGTAACGGCCAGTGCCGTAGCTTTATTACAGATGATGTATGATGTTATTGCCGATGCGGCACCGTTGGCTGTAATTTCTGTAGATGAGAATGCAATTTTACTAACTCGAATTGCACCAGTACCCTTTGCATCAAGTCTCAAGTTGATATTAGTATCACCACCAGTTGCACTAATAATAGCTGGATTGCCAGTCGAATTATTTGAAACAGTAATCTCGTTTACCGCAGAAGCAATAGTAGCAAATTTAATTAATTCATTACTATTTGCATCATTAATTGTCGGCGTCGTGATTGTTGGCGTACTAATAGTAGGACTTGTAAGAGTTTTATTAGTCAACGTTTGTGTTGCTGATGTAACTACAATTGTGCCACTGGCATCAGGAAGTAGAATGACTCTATCTGCCGTTGGATTAACCGCCGCCAATCTTGTTTCAAATGCATCAGTACTTGAGCCTTCAAATGCAATTGCGCTATCCTCTAAAGAAATTTGAGAATTAAGTGAATTACTATCACCAATCCAATTGAAAAGTTCTATAAAGTTACTATTAATCTTTTGGCCGGCAGCACGTAGAGTATCACCAGTGCCATCATTGGCAGTAGAACCTACGTTAATACTTTGTCTTGTCATATCTTATTCCAGTTGAATAAATCAATTTATATTTATATTAGTAAGCTGAATCACTAAGATAACGGGTAAACATATCATTATCCATTGTTTCCAATGCCAATGAGAAGTCAGGTCTTGTTATATCAGAATCATCAAATGTGAATGAGTTAGGTATCACCAATTCGCTAATTGTACTATAGAAACCATCCAACTTACTTGTTGTTAATGAGCTATAAGAACCAAGTGGTTGAGATACATTGAATCTATAATCATTAATTGCATCATTATTTGAATCCCACAAGGCAGTTGTTTCTGTAAATACAGTGCCTAATGTAATAAAACCTTCTGATGATAGAACCAAAGGTGTTACCGGTATTGCTAATGGGTCTTCACTTATTGATGTTAAACCAAAAGCTTTTTCTGTCTGAGTAATAACCTGACCCTGATAGTAAAAACCAGCAGGATGTACAAATTTTAAATATAAATCACGCCAATCAGCAGTTGAGAATGGTGTTTTAATTAATAGTGAAAAAGTCTGATATAAGGCATTATCTTGAATAAATTTTAATGAATCATATCCAACTTTTGAATCACCAACAGTGAACAGACTTTGTTTTGGATATTCAACAACAACATTCTCACCAAAGAATCCTCTAAAGAATCCTTCGATTGATGCAAGAGAACCTTTTACTCTATAAAACTTAGCTAATAGAGATGTCATCAATCTTGGATTATCAAAGAAAGCAGATGATTTTAAACCATTACCAAATTCTTCAATAAGAAAATCCAAATTATCGACTGATGTTTGTTCAGGATCTCTAGAAACAAATAAACTATTGATCTGAGTCTTAAATGACTGTCGATTCTCACCTTCTAGATATTCATAGTATTTCTCTAAAAATAAAACTAGATTGGGATATGATTCTTCAAAGTACTCGGGTAGTACTTCTCTAACTTTACTTTTAGAGAAACTTAAGTTTCTTCTATCTAAATCTTCTACTGCATTAATCATGAGAGGACATTAAGAGTATTTTGATAATCAATTTGAGCTTTTGCGTATGAAAGGCCTGCATCAATATCTATAATATAATTTCTCAATGGTCTAATTGTTGATTCATTGGCAGGTACTACGGAAATTTTAATGATATCATTCGTCGCTGCTTCAGGATTAAATGCAATCAATTCGACTTTACCTGTAGATGGTGTATATGAACCAATGTTATCAATAATGATTTCTTCTGAGATTGATTGGACCTGCAACACATTGGTCCCAAGCTTATTTCTAATTACAGCAGTTTGGCCCAAATAATCAAACCTTGATGACGTAACAGTATACGTTGATATGCTTGGTTCAGCTAGTGTTACTGGGTATGATATCACAAAATTATTAAGAGCACCAAATGTTGGTTGAATTCTCAGTTGTAATTTAACATCCATTCTAGAGTTAAGAATAGCAGGACTTAAATTATCAATCAGTGTTAATAGTGATGATCTTCTAAATACTTTATTAAATTTCTTTAACTGTGTATTAAAATAATTCTGAATTGTATCGGTTACGTTACCTTCTGCTGTTCTAATTGTAATATTAGTCTGGTCTGGATCAAAGTTAAACCGAGTTGTAAGTTCAAGATAAACAGTCAATGGATCCGAGAATACGGTATCAATCGACATAATAGCCAAGTTATTGGTTAAATTAGTAACAATTGAATCTTTAATAGTTTGTTTTTGATCTGCAGTAATACCATCAACAAACTGTAAACCCACATAGGTTCTGCCGTAAATTGGTGGTGTATTATCTTGTCCACCCCAAGCAATAACATCAGATACGGAAGACGAATAATTAGCTAATATTTGAGCTCTATAATCCTCTGCAGTAACCATCCGTTGTTGTGAAGCAAAAGCAATTGATGCATTTTGTTTGATTGACGAAATGGATTCATTTATATTGCCACCATTGGAAGCAGAAATTGTAGTTGTAATAAGTGGGTAATCAATACCACCCACAAAAACATCATTCTGTGCTGTAAAAATATCAGCACCATTTGCATCAGATCCACTAGTAGCCAAATATGTAACTACTATCTTATTGCCTATTGATGGTGCATTACCAAGAACACTACCATCACCAAAAATCATTTCAAAGTATCCATTAGGTACTTCTTTTATTTGATATAGGTAACTTGATTCATTAATTCTAATTGCTTTATTCAGATCTGAGTAAATAGTATATGACGTACTAGTAGTTGTATCATATACATTAACAGAAACCGTTGATGTATCAATGTCTTTATCTGGTATTACATAGACTTGTTGATCTGAAGTATCACCAACAATAAATGTTTTTGTGCGTATAACACCTTCGGCAATTTCCAAGTTGGGATTATTATTTTCATCAACAAAGGTATATCCACCAGAACCATCATCGGTAGCAATATAACCTTCAATTGTTTGAAATTGGTATGAACTACCATCAATTGATGTATTAAATTTAGTAAATGCCGGAATCGTAATAATATTAGGTCTGGCTGGATCGGTAACAAGCATACTCAAATTTACAGTAGCTCTTGATGCCGTCTTAGATCTAGGTGAATACCCAAGCATTTCAGCATGTGATACAACAGATGATCTCAACTGTGCTGAATTTAAGAATGTTTCATTCAATGCAAAGTTTGCAATGAGTCCATTCATATGTGTATTATATGCCAAAACATCCAAGATATTTGATAAACCAGATGCTTCAAAATCATAGTCAGCAAATTCACTCTGCTGCCTAAAATAAGCAGTTAGGTTTGCTTTAATATTATTAAAATCTAAATCTGATGATTTAATGGTTGATGCCATTTATCTTGTCCTTGCTAATGAAACTTCGACTGAAGCTATCTCTGATGTTGATACAATTTGAAACACCACTGTTACCTTGGCTTCGTATGAATCCGGGAAAATATAAACCTGAATATCCAATACTCTAGCACGTGGTTCATAGTTTTCAATAGCAAGAAGAATATGATCCTTAATATCTTGCTCATCAAATTCCGTTGATAATTCAAATAGGAATTTATTTAATTCACCACCATAATAAGGTTGAAATGGCTTTTCCGTTCTATTGGTAAGCAATAAATTTTTAACGGCCTGTTTGACAGACGCCGCATTTGTTTTTTTATAAATCTCACCAGTCGTCTTATTCGTAAAAGATAAATCAATATCTTTATAATCTCTTTTACGTGCTACTAGAATAGATCTTGTAGCAAGACTTCCGTCCTCGATTGAAAAAGCTTTTGTAACCATAAGTAGTATTTATTAAACTTCTAATATTTCTACAAGCTCATTTGTACTTTGTACGTAATTATTGAATGTAGTTTCGATTTTATTTGCATATGTTACTGCCCAAGGTGGTCTAATCTCCGGCATAATGATTGCAATTTGTGCATTCAATTCACCCGTTGGATCATATGAATCATAATCCAAAATAAGCTTATCAAACTCAATGTGATCTTTCAAGAATACTGCTAGTTCAAATGTCTTTTCTGCGGCGTTATTACCTTCTTCATCAATGAGTTCATAGACAACACACTGACCATTTGCCATATAATGATTTGTACTACCAATGTCAAGAATCTCACCTGGTGCTGGACGATATAACCCCTCAGCAACAACAAGTCTATAATCAGCAAACTTACCAGTAATATCATTGGCAACAACTCTAATTACTTGAGCTTGTAAATAATATTGTTTGGCCAATTTAAGTCTTTGTGTCTCATCAATAATATGTGACATCGTCTGTTTATCACCATAACCACCCAAAAATCTACCCATGGTAATACCCGGCGCTAACCGAGTACGAGGTGTGATGATTGACTGATTTACTGGATTATAAGCAGCATCTGGCGTAATAATCATTTACTATACCTCTTCGTTAAATCAGCACTATTACCAATTGGGGTTGAACCACGTTGGGGTGTTGCATCAAGATTAACTACTCGTCCAATTTTACTTGGAGTTGCTTGGATATATCCAGGATTTAATTTACCCTCGGCAATCATTGCGCCGATAAATTTAGCATTACTCAATGTATTTTTATCTCTTAATTTAGATCTAACTTCAGATACGGTGAGTTCTCTATTTGCAATACCACCGTATTCATTTGTTTTATCTATGGTATCCTTTAACACATTACCTGGATCAATTGAGACTTCTCTTATACCAAAGGATGATGCATGTAGATAATCAGACATAATTGCCAGAGTAGGTTCAACTGTGGTCGTCGTATCGTGACTTGGATAATTGGCAGAACCTGGGGAACCTAGGCCACCTGCCACATAGGCACCAGATGCCAAATCAGCCAGTGCTGCTTCATCTGCTTTACCATTTAAAGTACCATGGAATGTCTCACCCCAATATGATTTACCATAGTGGATAATATTATCGCCACCAATAGTGCCAGAGTCGCCGATAAGCGTTAAACTCTTAGCCCCTATGTTGATATTGGGTGATGAGATACTGGCCACGTTTTCAGCGGTAATCATGAATTCATCACCACTGTACAGTTCAAAACCACCTTCAACAAATTGTTTCGTATCACCTTTAATAATTTTATTTGAACCACCCAAGATTGTCTCTGTTTGCTCACCACCGACAAAATTGGATTGATGTTCTGTGATAATGGTCTTTTGTGTTTTACGGACTATTTTCTTATGTGATCCACGAATCTCTTCATTATTATTACCACCAGTTGTGACATTAAAATCACCACCAACCACAAGGTCAAAATTACCAGCCACTTGTAATGATAGATTACCATTGTAAACCAATTCACCATCACCATCAACAATTACTTTTTCATCCTGGCAGGTAACTCTTACCGTATTACCTGTTGAGCTGAAAACCATTGTCCCATCAGATCTCATTTCAACACCTGCACCAGTCCGATGCCGAATTAAAATTCTCTCAGAACCTGGTGTGTCATCATATTCAGTAATATGACCACTTGCCGTTTGCTTTACTTGATTGTTAGGGTAACCGGATGGTGCGAGAGGTTTTAAATCTAGTGATACATTTTTATATCCACCACCAGTATAAACTCTATTTACAGCATAACCCCTTGCTGCTTCATTCGTAGAGGCTACATTAACATATGATCTATATGGAAACTCTGCATTACCATCACTAAACCCCTCTTTATTGCCTGTACCTCTTGGTATGATTTCTTCATCCATAATAATTACCTATCGTTTTCAGATTTTTGATTCTTTTCAGCAGCAGCAAGTGATGCTTCAGCTTGAGATAATTCAGATTCCTTGGCAGATATTTGTGATTCCAATGTCGCTAATTGACTATTATATTCACTATCGGATAACACACCTACTTTCGATGCACCAGGTTGTTGTGCAAATATTCTATCACTATTTAATTTGCTTCTTTTAGCTCTAAGTGAGAATAATTCACGTCTAATTTTATTACGATTTTCTCTTTCCTTAGTTGCCGAATCATATTTTGCAACTGGTTCCTGTTTCTCATTCACCTCAGTCGTTTCATCTTCACACTCTTTATACTGTGCTTCCAATTCCTTGATTTCAGCATTCAGTGCTGCCCATTTTGCTTCCAATGGTTCCTTTTGTAGTTTCCATTGAGCAGGATTTGATCTTTGTAAATTACTGAGTTCAGATGAAACGGCACCCTTTTCCTTAACTTTCTTATCAATTTGTTCAGACAGATTTCTCATCTTATCGTCACAAGTATCTAATTGAGCAGGAGTCGGTTTTGGTGGTTCACCTGTCTCAGGTTCTGCCGGTTTCTTTGGTGGGTCAACAGGTTTACTTACAACAGGTGTAATAGTAGGTTTTACTATCTTTGCAGGTATTGCTTTATTTAATTCAGTAGGTAATAATGCACCTAGTTTATCAGCAATTCGTGCATTCAACTCATAAGCACCAACATAGGATGTTTCCCAACCAAATCGAGTCCGTGTCCATTCTCTTACATCAAAGAATGGACTACCGAACACTGGTTTATCTGGCACACCATCTTTAAATATGTCAATAAAACCAATTGCTTCACCACCAGGAATTGCTGCTTCAAATGCTTTACACATCATTTCAAAAGTTTCCCATTGTTTTGATGTATAGTGTTTGGTTGACCGATAAAGATCTTTGTTAAAAGCTTTGTCTCTATATTGATTGTACGTTGCATCAAGGCCACCCTCAAAATCAACCTTAATACATCGTGGTGCAAATCCACGAAATTTTTTCGTACTACCATCCCATAATGGTTTAATCAACGGCCGACATCTTTGCAAACTACCATCTTTTCTAATAAAGTAATGTGTTTGTGCACCACCGTGTTGTGCAACAAAATCCTTCAAATAAGTCGTATCAGAATTACCAAGTTCGTCACCTAATTGTTTAAGATATGGTGTTGTATTATAAATTCTAATCTGAGCACTGTGCATAATATCTGCAGGAGATGCAATATCATATGGTGTATTGGTCGCACTCACAAGCAAAAGTGTAATAGGTCTTTTTGTTGAAATAATTCTTATTTCGGCTTCAAGTTCTTCCTTTGAATTTACAAAAGTGAAGAATGATGCCGGTAATTCATCCGTACCATTAAAGGATTTTACTGTATCTGTATTTTCAATCTTTGTTACAGGCACTGTTGCTTTCACACTTGGGTCTGTAAGAGTACTTTTACTGAGTGCTTGAGATAAATTAGTACTTCCATCTTCTTTAACAACATCAACCGGTTTGGTTGTCGCCAATGGTGTTGTTAATTTAAAATTACTTGTATCTATTTGTGTTTTTGCCGTAGCGCCAGATATAGCACCAGCACCAGGAAATCCAACTCCACTGGCTGCGGTTGGTAATGTTGGTTGTGGAAGATTAATCCCAAGTTTACCTGAAACAAATGAAGTTAAAGATTTGTTTAAAGCAAAATTTCTTTGTACTTGTGTCGTATCAATTGCTGCTTGATTTGTGTTGGCTAGATTAGGTGCTGATGGCACTGATGTTACAGTACTTGTACCGGCAGAGACTTGGCCTTTTTTTAATACACCAGCAATAAGTCCACCAACGTTACCGAGGATGTTGGCAAATGGATTACCCGCACTACCACTTAAAGAATTGGTAAGTGCACCAAATGGATTTGCCAAATTATCATTATTCTTTTGTGTTACCGTCTCAACACTTGTTGTTACCTTTTCAGCAACATTGACATTAAAATTTTGTTCGGCCACATCACCATCAGATGATGTTTCTCTCATTTTAATTTTAATGGCTTCTGGGCTTGCACCAGCAGTGGCAACCAAGGTCTTTTCAATACCTTTAGGTGAACCTTGTGTTACAGTGGCAGTTAAAAAACCATTCGATGTTGCTTTACCTGTCAGCGTTGTAATCTCTGTCTTTTTGCCAGAAGTTCTTGTGACTGTAATACCGCCACCATTCACAGCACTTGTCATCATTGCCAATGATGGTTCTGCCGTTACAGTCTCACCTTCATCCGTGGTGACAGTAAGTGATTTAAATCCACCAGCAGTCTCACCTATTTTTACACCAAGTACCGAACCTTGTGTTGCTTGTCTTTCTGCTCTTGCCGTGTCACCAGTACTCTTTAATGATTTGGCATTTACCTTTTTAACAATTGCTCCCAGATCTAGATTGAATTTATCTTTACTAAAAATGCCAGCCATACCGCCGGTTAAAGATTTATTAAGGGATAGGTTTCTATCAATCTGTGCTTCGGCTTCAGCACGTGTCATGCCAGGGTTACTGGCCAGGACTTTTTGAATATCTTCTTCTCTATTATATTCAGCCATTATGGATTTTCCATTTTCTCAAGAAGTTCTCTTGCATATTTTTGACGTTTAGGTATATTGGCTTCATCAGCACCAGGTCTTTCATATTTAAGACAAAATATTTCAGTGGCTTCATCCAATGTTTTAGCATTTATCAATTGTTTTTTACCAAAATATCCAAAAGTATCAAGTTCGTATTTAACAAACAAACATTGAGCAATTACACTATACCAGGGAATATTTCTTTCGGCTGAAAACTTTTTCATATTATCCATCCGATTTTCCCACTTGGTATTTAACCATTGCGCGATACCGGTTGCACCAATTGAATTTACAATTGCTGGTTGAATATCACCACCAAAACCGGATTCTTGTAGAAAATTACCAACAATACTTGCTGCTTGGACTGGAGAATAACCACCACCTTCAGGTGTCAAGAAAAAGGTAAATGCCTTTTCAGAATTTGATTGACCGGGTAATTTTTTATCAATAGGACATTGTTCGTAGACTTTCCTACCAGCACTATTTGTTTTAACCGTAGGTGGTGCGCCAGTAGTACTTGCGACCGGTACGTAATTTCCGGTATTCACATCTGCAGTATCTGCCGTCGTAAGCGTTGTGATTTGTGCTTGTGTTAGTGATCCAGTACCAACAGTGGAAACATCAAGTATTTTTCTATTTTGAGTTTCTGTCTGTGATAATGTTTCTATCTTTGGAATTGAACCCATTACCAAAGGTAGTTGTGAGTTTTTACCATCCAAGAAAATACCAAACACTTGTGAAGCAGGTTTAATGCCAACGTTTGCACCCAGACCAGACACACCACCCTCAGTAACCGGTATTACCGTTTGTGCCCAAGGCAAATCATTCAATGGAATATCATTTGTATTTGCAGAGTGGATACCATGTATGCGTACTTGGACTCGGCCTAATTGCAATGGATCATTAATATTTACTACGATGCCGATAAACCATCTGGTTTCATCACCATAATATTCTGAATAAGAAGATGGGACCATCATTATTTAATACTCCCCAACTTTGCACCAGACATAGAGATATAATAACCATCAGTCTTAAACATATGCCGACAGGCAATAATCAAGTGATCACCCGATTGCTTAGGATCTGTCTTATAATCGCCTTCAGCAATAAATGGAACACTTAATGATACGACTCTGCCAACAGTGGTGTTGTGATTACCATCAATAAAATCAAATCCATTTATCACCCAATATGATACTGATTTTAATAGAAAATTCCACATTGATTCAGATATCATTTTTTTCTTATAACCTTCAACCGTATCTTCCTGGTTATATGATAGTCCTTTATCATAGGATTCTGTCATATAAGCACCAGAAGACATTACTTGTGCTATCGTTCTACTTTGATAATTATTCAATGAAACATCTTCATATTTAAAAGCAGTATCAAATGGTAAAAGTCTAATATTTTTTGTTGTGATTGATTTTTTATATGGTTCAAGCACATCAGCACTTACATCAAAATTAAATTCCTTAGGCACTCCAGTCATTGTATCAATTGATATGTGTTTACTACCAACCATACCAGCAGCAATGAGAGAATATAAGTCATCATTATTAGAATAATCATAACTCAACACCGTTCGTCTTTGTCCTGTAACACCAGAACCACCAGACGATTGCGATTGATCCGTACCAAAGGGTACCGTATTCATTGCATTTTGATCTACCATTGAAGTTAGATCCGTAAATACTAAATTATCACCAACGAGTGTAGAAAATAGATAAAAAGGAAACCCCAATGAATTTGTTGCTTTACGTGTAATCCATTTCATTGCACCGAGTGGTGCAAGGT